TCTGAGGCCGGGATTCAAGAGATGGCTTTATGAGCAATTTCCGGATCAATCAAGCTATGAGAAAGCGAATCTGGATCATCCGGAACCATACATGGAGATCCTGAACTGGTTGAAATCGGAGAAAAAGGATTTTAATGCCGGCTGCAGAATATTTGAAAAATACGGAAAGTCGAGAAAGATAAAAAAATACCTGGCAAAAGATGAGACAACTGCCAGGCGCATGAAGCTTGAGCATCAACTTAAGGAACTATTAAACTATTTATAAAATGGACATTAAGAAAAGTATCGGTGAATGGTTCAACGGACCACAGGACTACCAGGAGGGACTATATCTCCTGGAACAGGTGAGCAAGAAACACAAAGTTATGGCAAAATTAAACCGTGGAGAATCGAAGACCAGGCGCGAAAAGCTGCTCTATGAACTTGCAAGCTTTATCGGGTTGCGCAAGATCCCGGAGCCTAAGCAGCTGACAGCTGACAGCAGAAAATCGGTTGAAACAAATGGCCAGAAAGTTGCATCGGGCACGAAGAAAGTTGCAGAAAATACAAATGTAGAAAAACTCGAACGTTATAACCTGATCGGGAAGGAAGAGTCGATAGACGATTATCCGGAAGCGGTTAAAAAGATCATAATCGAGTATTCATCGCTCTACATGAAACGGGGAAAGCTGCACAGAGAGATGACAGATCTCGGGCCCGCGAATACCAAGGATATTATCGATAAAAGGGAGGAACTGGTAGGGAAGATCCATAAAGCGTCAGAGCGGATGGGTGAGTTATTTCACTTGTTTTTAGATTACAAAAATGGAGGATCTGGCCATCAGGATGATGATGACGACGATAAGGAGGAGGGGAATGCAGATCAAACCGGGTTGAAAGGCAGCGAGAATATCGAAGATCTGAAAAAGCTCAAGAAAAATATCCAGGCATCGCTGGTTAAGGACCGGAATATCCTGGAATTTGGCCGGAAGACCAAGCCGGAAGGGAAAAAATCGAATCCTCTGCCTGACGGTGCGAAGCGTATCAAACTTGAAAAGCGGGTAAAAGCGAAAGAGGATCAGATTGCAGCTATTGACCTGAAACTTGCACAACTCGAGTAAATATAATGGCACGAAAAGCGCTGGAGGATCAGAAATATGATAAAATAAAAGCTCATATTCTGCATCCTGACGAGTCTCCTCTGCCTGCTGATCAACAGGAGCAGCTTAACCGCGTTTTATCAATTGCGCGGGTGCTCGATACAAACCCGATCGACAGGCATGCGGTTGCCATTCACCTGAAAAAATATAAGAGCATAAAGCGCACCCAAGCTTATGAAGACTGCCGCCTGGCAAAAAAACTGTTCAACACAATCCATACAAATGATTACGATTTCTGGCAGACCTGGCTGATCAATGATATTTCTGAAAGCATCAAACGATGCAAAAGGATGCACAATGTTAAGGCTGAAAGAATAATCGCGATCTTATATGGCCAGCTGATAAAAGCACTGGGAGAAAAGCCGGTACAGGAGATAGATCCGAAGCTGGTCGAGCAGCACACCTTTATAATAACTATAAATATTAATGGGGTGCCTACAAATATAGATCTGATGAAATTTCTGGAAGTACCAGTAAGTGTTCGAAGGAAATTAACAGATGCTATAATTACCGATATCGATGAGATTGAAGCCGCGCAGATAATTGAATCATGACGGAGCAGATCCCATTAAATCGAGTTCAGCAGATTTCTGTTCTGCAATCGGCCAAAAACAGTGTGGACATATGGGGCCGTGGTACAGGTAAATCTTTCCTTGTGGGATGGAAAGTCAATCAGATTAACAGGCTTATGCCGCGTGCATTGGCTGCTGTTACAGGTCAGACCTATGGTCAGCTTCTTACCAGGACGCTGCCTTCGACCTTTAAGTTCCTTGAGAGCCTTGGATATAAGCGTCATATAGACAAGAATAATCCGGGCAATTATGTCATTGGCGTGAGACCACCCTCCCATTTCTATTCTCCTCTGGAGAAGATTATGAGATTTGACAATGTAATCTCATTCTCAACAGGAAACGCCATGCTGATGTTAAGTCAGGATAGGACCGGGAGTGCTCGGGGTCCCAACGTGGACTATGAGATACTGGACGAGGCTTTGACAATCGACAAGGAGAGGTATGACCAGGAAACTTCACCTACCAACAGGGGCAACGAAGAGATTTGGGGGAACAGATCAAGATCACCTGTTCTCTGGCATCACGGCTTCCATTATGTCTCATCCATGCCTTTTTCTGCAGGGCAGAAATGGCTGCTCGATTATGCTTCTTATTACGAAGATGAAGCTGAAATACCGATCCTGAGCATATGGAACAGGATAGTTAAACTGCAGATGGATCTGATTCCTGCAGCAAAAGAAAAAAATGCGAAGCTCTTTTCAGATATCTGGAACGAGACAATAAGACTCAAAAAGAAGATCCTTCCGTTCGTTTCGAAAGAAGGGCTTCTCTTTACATTTGCTAATGCTTTTGATAATCTTGAAAATGTGGGCATGGGTTACATACTCAGGGAATTCGATAAACAGACGATTCTTACCTTCCTGATAGAGATCATGAACATGATTCCGGATAAGGTCGAGGACTGTTATTATTCCCTGGAAGATAAAAAGCATCTTTATTTCAATGCCCATAATGATAGCTTTATCAGGGACTATGCTGAGAATACATCCTGGGATATGAATAAACTATCTACATTGGATAGTCGGTTCGATTTGGATTGTAATTCTAATCTACCTCTTGAGATAGTTCCTGACTGGGGTGCAACGATAAGCCTTTTCAGCATCGCTCAGGAAGGATCCTGGGATTTTGTATCAGGGATCCGGATCCCTGTTGATAATGTAATCAATGAATTTTTTGTTAAACCCGGTGAAACACCAGGATCAATGATCAATGACCTGGTTGATAACGTCTGCAATTATTATGAACCTCACATTAAAAAGGAAATAAGATATTACAGAGACCGATATGGAGATAGCAGGCAGCCGAATGTGAAAAGTGCAAAGAGCTACAATGAGCAGGCAATCGATAGATTCATGCATAATGGATGGAATGTGATCAGCATAGTCCATCGCGGAATGGAACCGCCACAACATGAGAAGTATCTGCTATGGATGAATATATTGAAGAGCGCAGATCCCAAATATCCTCAGGTCAGGTTCAACGGCCAGAAATGTAAATATACTTTGATATCTATGAACAATACCAGAGTAATGGAGAAAGATGGTAAGTTCAGCAAGGATAAGAGCAGTGAGAGGACCAGCAAGATTCTACCCGAGGAAGCTACACATTTCGGCGATGCTGTTGATAAGAGGATCTGGACCAAATATGGATACCTGCTGACTTCCGGATCTACATTCATACCTGTAAGGACATAGGGCAGTCCTACCTGGCTATCATAGCTGCCTTTTCTCAATTCTTTTCAAATTCAAATGTAAATGAGATTGTGAATTGAATTTTTGATTCATATTTCCTGCGAAAACTGCCCTTTCGGCTGCCTCTCGACTTAGGGCGGGCCTCGCATAAACGTTGAGATGCTATTATGTAAGTTTTCGAAATTTCCTTCATTGCTCTGATCATAAGGCCTCAGACTTCTAATTATCCGGATTGTAATGCCAATTTTCAGGTGTCCTTTTTTGCATGATTTTACGGTCTTAGATTTACCGCTCATCTCAGAGTATGGCAGAGTATATAAAAAGGAATTATGCTTTGCGGGAGTATGATATCAAAGAAACTCCTGGAGGTAAGCAAGTCACTTTTTCTATAAGGTTTATAAAGAAGAACGGAGAATCCGTTTTCCTGCCTCGCGCAGTTGCTGCAGGTCTGCCGTATAATCTTAAAGAAAACAGGTTAAGAGGCGTTATAGCCATCGATGCAAACGGTAACAGGATAGGTCATGTTTACCCGGTGAATATCGATTTGATTACCGAATGGAATGAAAAAACTGTAAGATTATGAAGCATGGAAAGTATTAACAATCAGAAAGGTATTCCACTTATCAGCTTTGGCACCAGGACATATATGTCAACATACGGGATGCCGGAGAGCCGACTGGTTTCCAGTCCATCAGACGATCTGGATAATACCCTCACGATCGGAAATTATAAGGTTGCTCCATGGGGCAGAGACAATGACTTTCCGCAAAAGGCTGATATGCTCATAGAAAAGACTGGAGTACTGAATACCGGCCTTCGTACCCTTCGGAACGTGATCATGGGCCAAGGCATTTTTCCTTGTCGTATTACTGGCATTGACATCGATGGCAATGAACAGCTCGAAATGATCCAGGATAAAGCAGTCAGGGATTTCTGCTCTTCCAGGATGGTTCGCCGATACTTTGAGAAATCAATCCGCGATTACCTGAAGCTCGGCCGACCATTTCCGGAACTGATTCCTAACCTCGACGGCAGCAAGTTAGTTGGTATCAACACAATAAATGCCTATTACTGCCGGCTTACAGAGGCTAATTCCCTGGGAGAAATCGAGAACTGCATTATCTCCGGAGATTGGCCGGAGCAACCAAAAGACGATAACTGGAAATCTATTCCCGTACTTTCCGATTACGATCCTTTAGAGGACCTGAAGGGGCGATATCTATCCCGCAAGCTGGGTAGATCGTCGGTCATCTATCCAATGACCGACTCCTGGTCAAACCGTGATTACTATTCCCATCCGATCTGGTGGAGCGCGAAACTTGCCGGCTGGATCGATATTGCTCACCTGGTGCCGAAGTTCATCCAGAAAATGTATGAAAATGCAATGGCAATTAAATGGCACGTGCAGATCCCTTACGCGTACTGGGATAAAATGTTCCCAAAGACCGAATATAAAGAGGATGCCGATCGTAAGAAAGCCATCAATGATTTCCAGGATAAGATCGAGCAGAATCTATGTAGTGCCGAAAATGCGGGCAAAGCCTTATTCACCGGCTTCGAGATCGGTCCACAGGGAAAGGCTGAGGAACAATGGAAGATCGAGGAGCCGAACTCCGACATGACCGCT